ACCTCGTCATGACGACCTTCACGAAGGCGTCGGAGGTCTACTTCGTCGACATGGCCGACTTTGTGATCGCGGACACATACAACGTCGTCGTCGATGCCTCGGACGTCGCGGCCTACAATGACGGGGTCTCGATGGTCTCGGCTTTCCAGCGCGATCAGTCGTTGTTCCGCGTGATCGCGGAGCATGACTGCAACATGCGGCACCTTCAGTCCCTCGTCGTCTTGTTGACGCAGGACTGGGCCTTCTCCGGGGTTCCAGGCTCGCCTGGGGCGCCTTACTCGACGCAACCGCTCAATCCTACGTGGTCGCAGGCCGCCGCCATCAGGCCCGCTCTGGCGACCGGGGCGAACGCGCCGCCGCCGCTGACCGATCCGATCTAACAGGGAGACGCACAATGTCGGTGGAAGGCATCCCGGAACGGGATCAAGTGGTGACGTTCAATCAACACTTTGCCAGCTATAACGCCGGAGAGTCCGCCGCCTTTACCGTCGAGGAAGCGCAACGCCTCGCCGATCTAGGCGTGACCGGGGCTGGGCCGCCACCGACCGACGCGCCCGCGAACGTCGCCGTCCCGCACGTTTCGCAGGCCGGGGCTGTTCTCACTTGCACGATGGGCGAATGGGACGGCACGCCGACCGCCTACGCCTACCAGTGGCAGCTAGACGGCGCGGACGTCGGCACCAACGACCCGACCTATGACGTCCTGGCTCCCGCCGTCGGCCACTCCGCGACGTGCATCGTCACCGCGACGAACGCGATCGGCTCGACGACCGCGCCACCGTCGAACGCGGTCGTCGTCGCTTAAAGGAACCTCACATGAGCGAAGTCGTCACAGGGACAAAGGTGCGGATGCGTATCGTGAAGCGCTTCTCGCATTACAACGCGGGAGACCTGATCGCGGTCGAGTTTTATGCAGCGCGCGAACTCGCCGCCAAGAGACTGGCGCAGCCCCTCGATCTGTTGGTGCCGATGCCAGTCGCCGCAGCGGAGCCGGACGGGTCCCTCCCCCCTTCCTCCGGTCCGCTGCGGCAGCCTGGGGGCGTGGTGAGGAAGTAACAGCGTGTATGCCGCGCTTCGCGTGATCACGCCGCCCGCGACCGAACCGATCACGATCGACCTCGCGCGCCAGCATTGCCGGATCGACTCGGACTATGACGACACTCTTGTCGCGATGTATGTGACCAGCGCGCGCTTGTGGGCGGAAGCGTTCCTGAACCGCGCGCTGTTCACGCAAAAGCTGCAATTCGCCGTGACCTGGGCGCCGCCGCCGACCGCGACGCCGCTCGTCCCGCAATCGCTGATCGTGTTTCCGCTGAACTGGCCGCCGCTCGTGAAGCGACCGATCGAGCTTCCGCGCGCGCCCGCGCAATCCGTCGAGCAAATCACCTGGGGGCCGCTCGGGGACATGCAGATCGCGGACCCGACCGACTATGATCTGAACCTCATGGTCGAGCCGGGGTATGTCTCGGTGAAGCCCGCGCTCCTACCGCGCATCCCGCAACAGTCCATGACGATCGACTATACCGCTGGCTATGACGACGCGGACCCGAACGCCGTCCCGATGCCCATCCGTCATGGGATCCTGCTACTGACCGCGTTCCTTTACGAACAACGCGGCGACGTCGACGGAACGATGCCCGCGTTCGCGCGCAACCTGATGCAGCCCTATCGTTTATGGACGTTCTCCGGATGAGAGGAAGTGAACTGCAACGCCGCCGCTCGTCGGAAGCGTCGACGGTGCATGGCATGTATCGGACGAAGGAATATGCCGTCTGGAACACGATGGTCGAGCGCTGCCGCAATCCGAAGAAGGACTCCTATCGCTACTATGGAGGAAGGGGCATCCGCGTCGCGCCGGAATGGGTCGGACGCGAAGGGTTCACGCGTTTCTGGGCGCATATTGGCTCGACCTATCAGCCGGGGCTGACGCTCGATCGGATCGACAACGATGGCGATTACAAACCCGGCAACGTCAAATGGTCGACGCCGCGCGAGCAAGCGTTGAACCGTCGCCCGCGTGGGAGCGCCTTTGCCGGATAACCCTTCGGGTCAACTGACCGCCTCGACCGGGATCGGAGCGCTTCGCTGGAAGGTGACGCTTTACCGCCGCGATCAGGTGCCAGCCGACGACCTCGCGCTGCAAGAGACATTCGCCCGCGTCGCCTCGGTCAGCGCCGACATTCAACCGACCTACCCCTCGACGTTCTATGAGTCGACGCAAGTCGACCAGCCGGTGACGCATCTGATCACGATCCGCTGGCAGGACTATCCGCCGACGATCGACGTCGTCACCCGAGTCACCGAACGCGCGAGCAACGGAACGCTCCGTGGCGAGCTTTATCGCGTCCGGAGGACGATGGAACTCGCCGGACGGAAGCGCTTCCTCCGGATGGAGTGCGAGCTTGAACGCTCGCGGACCCTGCCGGACGACGCGGACGGAACCCTGAACGCACTGCTGACCGAACCTTATGACGGAGCGGCAGCGGCGCCGCCCGGAATGAACCCGATATGAACAAGAGGCGATGATGCAGGAACGGGCGATCGTCTACTTCGTCGTCGCGTGGCTCGCGTGCTGGCTCGTCGATCTGATCGTCGTCGTCGCGCGCGGACCGCTCCTAATTGATCCCGTGCTGAAGCTCATAATCGTGCTGGTCTGCCTCGCGATTATCCTCTTCGGCCTTTCCCGCCACGGATGGTTGCTGACGTGACCCTGATCCTAATCGTCCTGCTCGTCCTCCTGCTCGCAGGCGGAGGCTGGGGCTGGCGCGCCGGATACGTCGGCGGCGGCGCCGATCCTCTGACGATCGTCCTGCTTCTCGTCGTCGTCCTCCTGCTCGTCGGCGTGTTCGGCGGACCGCGCTGGGGTCTCTGGTGAGCGACCTCAAGCTGACCGTGACCAGCTGGGGCGAGGTGAAGATCGACAAGCGCGAGATGACGAAGCTCATGCGCTCCGCCGGCAATGACGTGAAGACGAAGACGCAACGCCTGATCAACGCGAGCGGCGGCGGAGGACGAGTGACGCACTATCGCGGAGACAAGGGCGGAACCTATCGCGCGTCGTCGCCGGGAGAGCCGCCCGTCCGCGCATCCGGAGCGCTCCGCGCCAGCCTCCGGACCTATCCGTTCAAGTCGGGCGAGGGTTTCGCCGTCCGCGCTCGACAGTTTTACGCGCTATTCCTCGAAGCCGGAGCGCGCGGCGGTGGGAACCCGTTCGGAGGACGCTCCGCCGCCTCCGCCGAATGGCGCACCAGGACGAAGCGTCGCCACGCGCGCGGACGCTACCGGACCCGCGTCCTCGAACCGCGTCCCTTCCTCGATCGCGTGATGGAGCAAGAGGCGCCGGACATCTCGCGACGCCTCCGCCTCGCGTTCGACAAAGCGTTGACGTGGAAGCAAACCAAGGGGACCGCGACGACGCCGTGAACGCGATCGTCCCGTCACCCTCGACCTCGATCGTTGCCGGGTTCATCGCCAGCCTCCGCGTCCGCGCGCCGATTTTCGGCGGTCGCGTCGCTGGGGCGGCGGAGTTTTACCGGGGGCTAAAAGAATACAACACGTCGCTGCCGCTTCCCGCCGCATACGTCCTCCCGCTCGGCCAGGACGCGGAGCCGAACAAGACGTATGGCGGGCTGTTTCAGATCATCCACAAGACGATCGGCATCGCCGTCGAGCTTGACGCGCAACGCGACCGACGCGGCCAGGACCCCGCGATGAACATGGAGATCGTCGAGACGCAAGTCCTCGCGTCGTGCCTGAACCTCGTCCTCGGCGATTGTCGGATGACACAAGGGGCCTATTTCGCCGGAGCGCGCTATCTCGACCTCGACCGCGCCCGCATGTTCTACCAGTGGGAGTTCGTCCTCGACTGGCAGATCACCGAACTAGACGGCGTGCTGCCCGACTCGATCCCGCTCGAAACGATCGAGGTGGACATCTTCAAAGGACCTGACGTCGCACCCGGCACGATGCCCGCCGCCGTGGTGCAAATCCCGACCGGCGCGACGCCTGTCCCGCCGACTGACGGGCCTTGGCCTGCCCCTAGCACACGGAGGACGGAATGAGGGTGACACCCGCTCCGGGTCGCGCGGTTCGCGATCCACGCAACATGACGCTGCTCACGGAGGACGGTCGCGAAGTGAACGAGCGCGATCCGTTCTGGGCGCGACGCCTCCGCGACAGGGACGTCGTCGAGGCGGGCGCCACCACGGAAGCACAAACGCCACAGAGGGAAGCCTAGGCGTGCCATACGCCGACCCTGAAAAGCGTCGGGAGTTCAATCGTCGATGGATGGTCGCATACCGCGCGGTCAAGCCGGAGCGGTCGCGCGCCAGCCTAAAGCGGTGGCGCCTGAAGAACCCCGATTACCGTCGCGAACGATACTCGTCCGACGATAACAGTAGGATCAGAGACAACCTGCGAAGCACGCTGCATCAGGTAATGACCCATCGCCGAAGCGGGCGAGATTGGGACGCCGACGCGAAGCTGCGCGGCATCATCGGGTGCAGTCGTCCGGACCTGATCGCGCACCTCGAGGCGCAGTTCCTTCCGGGCATGACCTGGGGGAACTACGGACGCAAGGGTTGGGAGATCGACCACATCAACCCTTGCGGTAGTTATGACCTGACGCAGCACGATCAGGTGCGCGCGTGCTTCCACTACACGAACCTGCGTCCGCTTTGGCGCACGGACAACCAACGGCGGCCAAGAAAGGAGATCGTTCCGTGGCCATAAACTTTAGTTACTACCCGACATCTAACAGGGTGCCGGGGGTTTACGTGGAAATGGACGCATCGCAGGCCAACACCGCGACCGTCCTTCAAAACACGCTCCTGCTCGGACAGATCACTCCTGCCGGGACCGCCGTCGTCGACGAGCCGGTCCTGATCGAAAGCAAGGCGCAAGTCCTGACGCTGTGCGGCGCCGGATCAATGCTCGCGCAGATGGCCGACCGCTATCTCGACCGCGATCCGTTCGGTCCGCTCTACATCCTGCCGCTGGCCGACAACCCCGCAGGCGTCGCCGCGACCGGGACGATCGCGATCTCCGGAACCGCGACCGCGTCGGGCACGCTGAACATCTACATCGGCGGTGTCCGGGTGCAGGCCGGGGTTAATTCCGGAGACCTCGGAGCGGCGGTCGCGACCAGCCTGGGCAACGCGATCACCGCGAACGCGAACCTCGCCGTCACCGCCGCCGTCGCGTCCGCGACCGTCACTTTGACCGCGAAGAACAAAGGACAGGCGGGTGACGACATCATCATTCAACAGAACTACCTGGGCACAGCCGGAGGCGAGTATCCGGTTGCGGGAGTGACGTTGACGATCACGCCGATGGCGGGCGGCACCGCAAATCCCGACTTCTCGACCGCGCTCGGCAACCTCTCGTCGCAAGCGATGGACTTCATCTGCCTGCCCTACAACGACACCGCGTCGCTTGATCAGATGAAAGACTTCCTCGCCGACGACGTCGGTCGCTGGTCATGGGAACAGATGGTCTACGGTGGGGCGTTCTCCGCCTTCCGTGGCACGCTGGGCGAATGCACCGCGTTCGGGCTGGGGCGCAACGATCAACACATGAGCGTCGTTGCTTACAACGGATCGCCCGATCCAGTCTGGATATGGGCGACCGAAGCGTGCGCCGCGTCCGCCGCGTCGCTCCGCGTCGATCCGGGCCTCCCGCTGCAATACATCAACACGACGCTGCAAGCTCCACCGATCCCCGCGCGCTGGTCGCTCGGCGAGCGCAATACGTTGCTCTATGACGGAATGTCGACGTTCCGCGTCGGAGACGACGGGACGGTGATCGTCGAGCGCATGGCGACGACCTATCAACACAACGCAGCGGGCGCGGCGGACAACTCATACCTCGACGTCGAGACGATGTATGGGCTGATGTTCGTCGCACGGCAGATGTCGGACTACCTGCTGACCCGCTACGCGCGGAAGAAGCTCGTCTCCGACCAGACGCCGATCCTTTACGGCTCGAACTGCGTCAACGCGCCGATGATCAAGGCCAGTGTGATCGTCGACTATCGCGCGCTCGAACAGCAGGGCTACGTGCAGAACTCCGCGACCTTCGCGCGGACCGTCGCCGTCGAGAACGCGGGCAACGGGCTGGTGAAGATTCTCGCGCCCGTCGATCTCGTCAATCAGCTTCGACAGATCGCGATCCTGCTTCAGTTCCGGAAATCCTGACACCCCGGAGGGTTAGATGCCGCAGTGTGAACGACTGGCCGGAATCACCGGCCTGACGATCGACGGAACCGCTTATATGGTGGTTTCGGACGTGACGTGGTCGCCCGTCAGATGGCGCCGCGAGACCCTCGCCGGTCTCGACTCGATCCACGGCTTCTCGGAGGTCCCGCTTCAAGGCTACGTCGAAGCGACGCTCCGCGACGCCGGAGACCTCTCCGTCGAGAGTTTCAACGAGATGCGATGCGTCGAGGTCCTCGTCACGCTCGCGAACGGCAAAGTCGTCGGAGGCGCGAATATGTGGTGCGTCTCCGCCTTGGAAGTCCGCGCCGCCGAAGGAACCTTTCAGGTCCGCTTCGACGGAACGGACGTCGCGGAGACCTTCGCGTGATGGACGCCCTCGTCGATCAGTTCGACGCCGCCGATCCGATCGGGGACAATCCCGCCGTCCTCGACATCGAGATCGACATCACCGTCGACAAGAAACGGTTCACGACGCTGCATCTCCGCGAGCCGAAAGCGAAAGAGATCGAGCGCGCGGAGCGCGAACTGAACACGCAAACCCCGACGCCCTGGCACTTCCGCAAGTATCAGATGGCGCTGATCGAGCAAGTCGCGAAGGTGCCGCCGCAAGTCGTCGGCGAACTGACGAACTCGCAACTCCGGGAAGCCTGGGGTTTTTTGCAGCGCAGATTAGAACCCGATACCCCGGAAACTGGCGAGACCTTATCGCCGACCTGACGCGGTTCTGGGGCTGGGGTCCAAAAGACGCCTGGAACCTGACAGGGACGCAACTCCTGTGGTGGATAGAACAAGCGAACCGCATCGCCGCGCGCGAGCGGCCTAGGGACGAGTAATGGCCGGTTACTCCGTCACCTATTCCGTCGTCGACAACGCGACGAAACAGATCGACGCGATCAATCGCCGGGTCGCGGCGATGCGCGCGCCGATGGAGCGCCTCTCGAAGCAAGTCTCGCGCTTCATGGACGTCTCCGGACTGAACACGATCGCGAAGGGCTTCGCCTCGATCGGACGCGCTGCGGTGAGCGTCGTCCGGACCCTGGCGGAGATGATCCCGCTGCTCGGCACGATCACCGGAGCCGCGACCATCGCCGGGATGGCGAAGCTCGTCGGAAGCTATGCCGACTGGTCGCAGCAACTAACCGCGACCGCCGATAACCTCGGCATGACAACGCAACAGTTGCAGCAATTCGAGGACGCGACGCGCCTCGCCGGCGGCAAGTCGTCCGACATGGATGCCGCGCTGAAAGCGCTTTACAAAACACAGACCGACTTCGTCCGGGGCCAAGCGTCCGCCGATCAGATCGGCTGGCTGAACCGCCTGGGGATCAGCGTCAAAGACGCAAACGGCAACCTCCGCACGATGGCCGACCTTATGCCGGAGGTCGTCCGGAAGATCGGCGAGATCAAGAACCCCGCCGATCGTGCCGCCGCCTCCGCCGCACTGCTGGGCGACGCGAACGACACCCTCGTCGAGACGTTCCGCCGCTCACATCAATCCTTCGGTCAATGGATGACCGACGCCTCGAAATATACGGAACTAAGCGACAAGCAAAAGGACCAGCTTCAGGCGTTCTCCGAAGCGCAAGGCCACATCGCGACCGCGTTCGATCATCTCGGACAGCAGATCAGCGCGACACTGGCGACGAACTTCACGCCGCTATTGAACACGCTCGCGGACTTCGTCGAGAAGAATCAACCCGCGATCATCGCCGCCGTCGACCATATCAGCGACGAGTTCAAGAACTGGATCAGCGGGATCGACTGGGAACAAGTCAAGGAAGACATCAAGGGTATCACGTCGCTGCTTCGCATCATGCTCGACGTCGCGGAAGCGATCGGCAAGGCGATCCAAAAGACGATGCTCCTGTTCGGACTGGTCAATCGCAAGTTCACGAAGGAAGACGTCCTTCAAAATTCGCCGTTCTATGCTCAACTGGACCCCGAACAGCAGAAAATGGTCCGCCAGCAGGTCGGGATCAGCGAAGAAGACTATGCCAAGGGGCAACAGCCGCAACCGGGGACGAGCTTCACCGCGCACCCCTTAGACTGGCTCGGCAATCGCCTGTTCCGGGGCGGTCAGGGGAACGAGGGTTATCAGACCCCGACCGGACGCGGTCCCGCGCCATCGCAGCAAGCGCCAGGACCGACCGCGCCAGCCTCGCCTGCGGGGCCGCCCGCGCCGCTCGCGCCGGGAGCGCAGAAAAGCGCTTTCTATGACGAGCAACGGCAACTGATCTATGACGCCGCCGTAAAGGCCGGGGTCGCACATCCGGACGTCGTCGCCGAGGTTGGCGCGACGCAAGCGACGTTGGAGTCCGGAGGCGGACAGCACACTCCGACCGGAGCCGGAGGATTCAACGTCTACGGCATTAAGTCGGGCGGAGGCGTCGGAGGAGTCGGAACGCCGGTCTCGACGCAAGAGGAAGGCGCGGGTGGGCGCTACACGACGCAGGCGAGCTTCGCGACCTTCCAAAACAAACAGGACGCCGCCGAGGCTTACGTCGATTTTCTGAAAAAACATCCGAGTCACTACGCGCCCGTGTTGGCAGCCGGAACCGTCGAGGAAGGGCTTCAGGCGCAAGGTCGCAGCGGCTACGCGACCGCGTCGAATTACCTGACAAGCCTGCAAGCGACGCAGCGGACCTATGGCGGAAACGCGACGCCACCCACGCAAGTCGCGCAAGCCGGAGCGCTGCCCGTCCCGCCCATTCCTCCCGCCGCCGCCGCGCCGCCCGTGCAAGTCGCGCAAGCGACCGCTCCGCCCGCCACCGTCCCGCCCGCCGCGCCAGCGAACGGCGTCGTCGACGTCAACGTGACGCACAAGAACCCGCCACCGAATACCGCGATCACCGCGAGCGCGACCGGACCAGGGGTCAACGTCGCTCCGCCGCGCGTCGAGCATCAGGAACTGGCGAGCATATGAGCGGCGTTCTGGGTGCCCTCGGCGCGATCTCGCAAGGCGCGCAATCCGTCCGCTCGATCGCGACCTCGACCTCCGACCTGTTCGGCCTCGCGACGCAAGTCGTCGGCAACGCCAGGACGATCGACAATACCGGCAACTCGTGGAGCGGCGGCCAGTGGTGGCAGCAATTACAACCGGGGTCCTGGCGCGGCGTGGGCTTCGTCCTCGACGCCGGACAGACCGCAGCCGGGCGCCGGATCGCGCTGCACGAATACCCCTATCGCGACGACGCGTGGGCGGAGGACCTCGGCAAGCTCCCGCGCCGGTTCATGGTGCAAGCGTTCCTCGTCGGGGACGATGTCTACCAGCAGCGCGACGCCATGCTCCGCGTCGTCGAGCAATCCGGAGCGGGGACGCTCGTCCATCCGACGCTCGGCTCGATCCAGTGCGTGCTGCTCGAATTTTCCTCGACCGATCGCCGCGAACGCGGGCGCTACGTCGAGCTACAGTTCGCCTTCATCCTCGCAGGCGACGTGCAGTATCCGACGACCGCGATCGCGACCGGCTCCGCCGTGACCTCCGCCGCCGCCGTGCTGAACTCCGTCTCGCGGGGCGACCTGGGGTCCGCGTTGGCACAGATCACGTCCGTTCCGATCGCCGCGATCGCGTCGGTGCAACAGTTCACCGGACTGGCGACCCGCGCCGTCTCCGACGCCTCGCAGATCGTAGGGGCCGTGCGGGGCCTCGCAGGGGGCTACCACGGGCGGTTCGCCAACGGAGCGCTATCAACACTGCAAGCCGCGAACGCGACCGTCTCCGGGCTTCTCGGGGCCGCCACGACGACCCGCTCCGCCGTCTTCGCCGCCGCCGATAGCGTGAACCGCGTCGCGAGCTTCCTGTGAGCGACCAGACCGACGCGTTCGCCGCCGCCTCGGTGCAACTCGCCGCCGCGATCGCCGCCGCGATCAACGATCCCGCCGACGCGATCCGGCTCTTGATCCCGCTCGCGTCCTGGGTGCCGGAGCCGGTGCCAGGATCGAGCGCCGCAGCGGACGAGGCGCGCGCCGCGCAGGACGCCATCGCCGACAACCTGCGATGTGCCGCGTGCGCCGCGCTGGGAGCCGCCACGCAAGCCTATCGTCCTGCCAGCTATCAGGACGCCCAAGCGCTCCGCCACGCCGTCTGCGACGTCCTCGACGCGGAGGCGACCCGCACCGCCGACGCCGGACGCGACGCGACCTATCAGGCCGTGCGCGACCTCCGGACCGCCGTGTCGCTCGACCTCGCCGTCCGGGGCGCGAACCTCGCCTATCTCGTCGAGGTCTCGACCCCCGCCTCGATGCCGTCGCTCGCGGAAACCTGGGCGCTGTATCAGGACACGACCCGCGAACCCGAACTCGTCGCCGCCGCCGACGTCCGCCATCCGCTGTTCATGCCGCTCGACTTCGCGGGCCTCTCGCGATGAGCGACGCGCACGGGGTTTCCTCTCACGGACCGCCTTCCGGCTGGAACGACACGTTGACCCTGACGATCGGGAACCAGGTCCTCACCGGATGGCAAAAGGTCTCCGTCTCGCGACCGCTCGCCGCGATCCCGTCCTCGTTCGACCTCGAAGTGACAGAGAAGTATCCGAACGCGCCCGACATAGACGTCCTGCCGGGGCAGCCCTGCACTGTGAAGATCGGCGGGGATCTGGTGCTGACCGGATACGTCGACCGCTATACCGCGCAGATCAACGCGGGCAATCACATGATCCGGATCAGCGGACGCTCGAAGTCGGAGGACCTTGTCGACTGTTCCGCCGTCTTCGGCGACATCAATCAACCGGGGTTTCAACAGATCAACGGAACGACGCTCGCGATCGTCGAGCAACTCGCGAAACCCTACGGCATCACCGTGAAGACGAGCGCGGGCGACGGCGTGACGATCCCGCAATTCAACATCCTGCTCGGCGAGACGCCGTGGGAGATAATCGACCGGATCACCCGCTATTCTCAAATGATCGTCTACGATCTCCCGGACGGCTCGATCATGCTCGCGAAAGTCGGCACCGACTCGATGGCCTCCGGCTTCTCGCTCGGCGCGAACGTCGAGGAAGGCGACGTCTCGTTCTCGATGGACGGACGCTTCTCCGAGTATGAAGGGCATCTGACGTCCGTCCTGACGTTCGGCACGGAAGCCGGGGTGAACACGCCGGACGTGGGGAAGATCGTCAAGGACGAGGGCGTTCCGCGCTTCCGCAAGCGTTACGTGATCTCGGAGCAATTCGTGAACGGCAGGGACATCGTCTACGACCGCGCGGTCTGGGAGATGAACAAGCGGAAGGGGCAGTCCTACCAGTTCAATGTAAAGTGCGACTCCTGGCGCGATAGCGCCGGAAAGCTCTGGGAAGTGAACAAGCTCGCACCGATCCAGGCCGAAGCGCTGAAGCTCCGGAACGCGAACTATATCATCGCCGCCGTGACCTATACGCGCGACGAAAGCGGACAGCATGGGCTGCTGACGCTGATGCCGCCCGAAGCGTTCAATCCCGAACCGTCCGGACCCCTCGGCCTCGTCACCGTCGAGGGTGTCATGAGTCAAAACCCGACGTCGCCGAACGCGCCCGCGACGCCCGCCGCACCGCCAACGAAGACGAGCTTCAATCCGCCAGGACAGACCGCCTCGACATGACCGCATCCGATCGCCTGTATCGCCGCGTGCAGATGGCCTCCGCCGCCGTCACGATCACGTCGACGGACGACACCGGCCCCGTTCACAAGGTCCAGGGCAAGGTGCGCGGCACACCGGAGACGATCGACAACCTTCAGGTGGTGCAACTCTTTGGCTTCGCCTCGCACGCCCCGACCGGCTCCGACGCGTTCGTCAGCTTCGGCAATGGAGACCGCTCGAACGGTGTGGTTCACGCGACCGCGAATCAAAAGCTCCGCCCGCGCAATCAGAAGGCGGGCGAGGTCTCGATCTTCGACAGTTCGGGCAGCATTTTTCAGCTTGCCAACGAAGGCAATGTGAACCTCACCGCGACGGGCACGCATACAGCGACCGTCCCGCAAGTGAACATCAATGCCAAGGACGGGATAAAGTTCACGACGCCCCTCGTCGACGTGCAGGGGCGACAGATCATGGCGAACGATCCCGTCGCGACGAACGAAGTCGTCACGAAGGCTTATTGCGACGCGAACCGGGGCGGCGGAGCGACAGGACCGCCAGGACCAGCCGGCCCGACCGGACCGACCGGGGCGACGGGAGCGACCGGACCAGCGGGACCGCCAGGACCGACCGGACCGACCGGACCGAAGGGAGACCAGGGGACGACCGGCCCGACCGGACCGCAGGGTCCGACGGGCGCCGCCTCGACGGTGCCAGGACCGATCGGACCGACCGGACCGACCGGATCAACCGGAGCGCAAGGGCCGCAAGGAACAACCGGCAC